AAGAAACCTTTGCAGAGACTTGATCTGCAAAAAATTCTGGAGCATGATCAATCAATTTCATATTGACTGATCCAAATGCACCCTTTCCATTACCACCTTCAATTTTAAGAGTTGGCACAGATAGATAATCAAATCCACCATCAAGGACTCTCACTTCTTTAACAGAACCAGTCACCGAAATGTGCCCTGTTGCTCCAGAACCAACAGGATCACTAATAATTAAATTCGGAACATTAATAACATCAATATTATCTGATGGAGCTAAGACATTAATATTTTGAATTGCACCATATCTAATAATATCTTTGGATTTGTAATTTAAAATTTCAACACCATTTATTAATATCCCAGTTGTTCCTGGTTTGGTTGAAATTTTTTCTCCTTGATTTTGAGGAGTGGGTATTTTTCTTAAAAGTTTTTGTGGTTTAAGTGTTTTATTAAAATTATTAAAAGGTATAATAGTACTGTCAGATACTGTTGTGGCATTATCTACGCTAACATATTTGTCATTGTAGATATCATCGTTACTCTTTGCAAATTTTAAAGTAAATCCATCTACTCTTTTGACAAAATAAAGTCCATCATCAAATAATCCAGTATTTCTTTTTCTTCTTGTCTGTACTTTTCCAGAAGCATCAACAAATTTTTCATCAGAAGTGCTTGCTGAATAATAAACAGATTCACCCGTATAATATCCATGCTCTACTCCTGGACTAATTTCAAACTCAGTTCCAGAAAAAGTTCCAGAGAAGGTAACTTTTCTTTGAGTTACCTCTATTGGTTGAGAATTATAAACAGGTAAAGATGGAGACGCAACGACGTAATCACCATTATCAGTTTTATATAAATTGTCAACTCCCGTTGAAAATTCAGATATTTTTGAAAAAGTGTTTGATACTCCCTTTTGAATTTTTCTTTGAACTTTATCTACTTGTGATTCTTCTAACTCTCCCTGACCTCTAATTCTAAAACTTTTTTCACTATCAATTGATATAACAGTAGTGGATAATTTTGTTTTATCTTTTAAATTAATAATAATAGAATTACCAACTTTGAGATAGTGTCTTGATTTTACTGTCAATTTGTAGGTAAAATCAGAGTTGTCAAGTAATTCTACATTTTCAACATTATACTTTGCCGATACATTATACTCCCATCCTCTTGTTATAAAATTATTCTCAGATATTCCATACGTAGTAACATTTGCAGTTGTCCCTTTTTTAAATGATCTGGTGTTATCTGGTAATTTACTAGAATTTAATACAGAAGATACTCTAACTTTAATTATTTCATTTTGATTTAATTTAGATCTACCATATGCAAACGTATTAATACCCACAGTAGATTCATCATTAATATTCTTAGTGAGATTTGTTAATCCAAAAAATTGAGTTAGAGATTTTGAAGTGTATGACACAATACCAGTGGTGGTATCATTGTAAGTTACATACAATTCACCTGTGGTTCCAAAACCAACAGTAGAATCAACATCAATAATAGTAGATCCGCTTGAAACTGCTCCTATAATTTTTGTCGATGGTTCGATTTTAAATTGACCGTACTCAACTCCATCAACACGAATATCTCTATTATATCCACCATCAAAATTAAGTTTATAAAAAGTTTTTCCAAATCCAACTTCAATTTTTTCAACAGAGGTAATTGGAGCGTATGCTTTATTAATTTTATCGTCAAACTTGTAAGAATCTTGGTATAAGGTTCCAGTATCTAAATTTTCTGGATCACCCTCAATTGGTTCAACAACTAATTGATTTACAATTTCATATCTGGCATTAGAAGGAGTAAATAAAAACTCCGATGGTCTAATAACCTTTACATCTTGATTATATAAAGCTTTAAATAAAATTTTAAATGACTCATCCGTACCTTTGCTAAGGTAAAAGTCTTTAGACTGTTTTAAGAAAATATTTTGATTAAGATCTTCATCAAAAGTTCTATTTTGTAATCCAGGAAGGAGTTGATTTTTTGTTTTAAGTAAAAATTCTTTTAAAAATAGTACGCTTAAATTTTCAATAACTGAACCACTATTATGATCATCAGACTGACTTTCTTCAAATACTAATTCACTATTATTAGTACCACTTTTATATGAACTTATTCCAACAAATCCTCTTCTACACCCAGTAAAGGAATAATCAGTTTTACCTCTATATGTTATAATTTCATTATCAATTTTAAGTAGACCATATGTATCAGGAAATCCAATCGTGCCGCTTGGGGAGAGGGATGGATCTACTTTAATTGTTTTATCATAAAAATTAATGTCATCTTGCAAAATGACAGATTCAACTATATTTGATGAATTATCTAATTTAATATATTCATCAATATTTTGAATAAGATCAACAGGTCCACTTTGATATTCCTGTCCAATATAGTATTGCTTTAAAAAGGAGGATACTAAGGGATAATCTTCTTGCACATATGCAGGAAGTTGACTAGAAACAACACTGTTTAGTTGGACTCTATTTTTTGACATTTTATGGATTTTCGTCTGTTAGGTAGTTGTAATTAGTATCCAGATCCACCACTAGATCCACCGGATGAACCAGATGTGGATGTGGTGGTTGGCGCAGAATATGAAGTTGATGGTGTTGTACTGGTTGTAGTAGTAGAGACACTTTGAACGCCACCAGTGGTGCCTGTAGTCGCTTGTGTGCCGGTTATAGTAGTCGTACTACCACCTGCCCTCACTAAGTTACCATTTGCATAACTTGGCGATACAATGTAGTTAGATGCTGATGGATCTAATCCTGAGGATATTTCATCAACAATCATTTCAAAATTACTACTCCCTATATCTAGTTGCAAATAAAGATCCTGTAATCCAACCACGTCATTAGAAAGGGGAGATGCTTCAATTTCTATGATAGGAACTCCATCCTTGTTTTTTCCACCAAGAATATTAATTGGATTTAAGGTTATTATTCCAGACACATAATTAATGGTTCCAGCATTTCTCCTTACAATGGTAGGAGATTGAGAACCGATACTTGGAACAGTAAACAAGAATATTGAACCATTTATTCTATTTGTGTCGGGGATGTCTCCCAAATAAACTGGATCGCTAATTCCTGCAACATTAAACCCTGAAGATTTAATATTATATCCATCCATACTTCTAATATAGAATTCATTACCAAATCCAATAGAATATTCTGCAAAAGAGTTAGTTATAACTCTCAAATCTCTTCTCATTTTTACAGTCGTAATATTAGAGGTAATTGCCTCATGACTATCATCGACAATTTTTAAGAATTTACTATATTTAAATCTTGCACCGTATTTGTTCATCTCAGATGACTCAGAATACTTAGTTGCGTTGTTTTGAACAATACTAGAGACAGCGGTAGCTGATGGTGCAAAGTTAGTATTATAATAAACTTTACTGTCAATTTCTAGGAAAAGATATTTTAAATCTAAAATTTCTGGTACAATTCCAGCAACAGCATATTTCTTTAATTTTAATTTAATATTTTCCTTCATCAAATTAGGCAAGAAATCACCAAATCTAGGTTTTATGCTGATGAATACTTTGCCATACTGCGGTGGAACCAACTCTTCACCACCAAAAACAGAGATAGATTCAGTTTCCGGGTAAATTCTTGCAGGAATTAAGGTTTCATAGTCATTAGCAGTCAACGCCCTATTTTGAGATGCATAGATGCGAGGAGCAAATTTCTTAATTGATTCAACACCTTCAATCGATTCTCCCCCAGACGCAACCACCCCAGTCGTGAGCGCAGAAATACCGGATGTTACAACATAAGTTTCAGCGTTACGATTATATGCAAGTCTTCCAGAGAATTTAAAATTATTAACACCATTGGCAGCATCGCCATTAGAAGTAATATAGTTTACAGTGATAAAATTATTGTCATCAAGTTTTTTACCAAAAATACCATCTCCAAAAATAACTTGATATCTTTCATCATCAACTTCTTGTATGAAGTAGACTTTAGTGTCTCCATCAATATCAAATAGACTGTCCTGAAGATTGTATTTTACACTTCTAGACGATTGTTGATTTGGTCTGACTAAAACGGTCATCAAATCGGTATCAATACCAATATTATCTAAAATAAACTTTTGCTCTGTATTTCTGGCATTGTAGGTAAAATTAGATGTTACCAAATTGCCTTCAAAAATAGGAATATTGTTAAATTGTGCAGTATTGTCTATAACTGGAACTGTAATATCTTCTAAAATTGAAAAAACAAATGATTGAGAACCAAAAGAACTAGAAGAACTTGCTACAACACCTTTTTCAAGTGTAATTGTAGATGGTTTTGGAGAAAGATTAGAGGTATCGATAAAAAATGTAATCGTAGCACGCGCTGCTGTTCTTGATCTTGGTGTATATCCAATATTTCTTGCTAAAGAGACTACATTTTCTCTTAAAGTCGCACTATCAATAAAAACTTCATTTGCAACCATGTTGGCATTGTATGAAGTAATATATGTATTGTATGCCAAAACATCAAGGATCGTTGAAAGATTAGATCCCTCAAAATCATAATCAGTGAAACTAGAATTTTCTTTTAGATATTCTCTAAGTGTTGACTTAACCTGATTAAAATCCAGGTTAGTGAAATTTGATAATGGCATTTTTTACCTGGTTGGTTGCAAAACGAACTCTAATATTTGTGGTGGAATGTCAGCACCAATTATATTATATTTTATAGTTGCATTCATGGCGTAACTATCATAATTGGGAACAACTGACACATCAGTCAATTGAACTCTAGGTTCGTAATTAATGATAGATTGAACGATTTCATCTCTAATATTAGAGGCAGTGACAGGATCAATATTTTCAAATAAAAACCTGGAGACTTGAGAACCAAAGTCCTCATCAAAAAATTTCTCTCCAGGTTGCGTAAATACAATATTTTTTACAGAACGAGCAATAGCAGTCTCATTTTTAAGTGCCACAAGATCATCATTCAGAGGATTTCTCTGAAATGTCATACTTATGTCCTTAAAACCCTGACTTACCCTCTCTAAAGGCACAAGAATACTGCAATTATGTATTATTTATCAACCAAAAAGTGGTTCTGGATCACCTTCAGGGTCAAATATTTCACTTTCTTTAACTTTATCCGTTTT